ATCTCGTTTGAGCTGTATTAAATTCGAATAAGTAGTTTTTAAGAATTGCATCAATACCATCTTGGATGTAAATTACAACCTCTCTAACATTGATTGAACTTAAAGCAGATTTAGGAACCTGTTGTGCAGTTTTATTTGCAAATATAGTTGGTCCTGTTCCACTCTGAAATACTATTGGATTAATCCCAAATGGCTCTAAGTAATAACGATCGTCTTTGTCAAGATTTATTTCTAATCCTACAACACCATTTCCACCTAGAACACCACGTCTTACTCCAGCCACAATTGACCAAGGTAATGCATTTTCATATTTAAGTATGAAATTATTAGATACGTACGCAGCGGGTGGTACACTTATATTTTTACCTAAATCTCTAACTGTAATGAATGGGTAATAATATCCACCCCAAGATCCACCAGCAGTTGATGATGGTAATGAATATCTAACAGTTGGATTCTTCGAAAGATCTCCACCTTCAGATATAAACCTAGATGATAAACCGCCTGTTGCATCAGTAAAGCTTGGGTCTGTATTCGCTTTAAAATCTTTAGCAGATGGTGCATTAACAATTGCGAATGCATTTTTTCTACCTGCACATAAATTTGTAAAAATAGATTTGCAGTTTGCTTCTATACCATTTCCAAAAGTATCTACTACATAACGGAAATTAATAGTTTCTCTATCTGTTAAAGCTTTGTACAAATTAGTACCTCCTAGAATTGGACTCAAGATTGTATTCTGCCTAGCATTAGTTCCATCAGGTTGCAAAGTTAAAGGTAATGCAAAACCAGGTAATTGGAATATGTTAAGATTATCAATCCACGCATCTATTGGGTAATACAATTCTACCTTTAATATATCAGTAGGGGTTGCAGCTACTGTATTTATAAGAATTTCAGATTGGCATGTAACTAATACAGCAGTTCCTGCAGCAGGTATATCTGCAGCTGGATATTGCGCAGGTGTTATTCCACCTACAACTGAATTAATTCTTGTTAACCTTGAATGTCCACCAGCAGCTACACCTTCAGAGTGTAATAAATAGTTTCCTACAATTACTTTAGCTATTTGTAAGTCAGCTGTATTAATTAATATTTGGTTAGGTTTTAGTAAAGGTTCTTTAGCTGAACCTGCTATAATATCAAAAGTTGTGTTAAGTGAACCTTTTAAAGTTTGTATACCTAATATATCGGCTCCAAACGAAACTCCTTTTGATGTCCAGAAGGTTTTAGCGGCATCACCATCGATACTAAAGTTAACTTGTGTAGTTAAAGTAGCAAATTGAGCATCTTGGTAAGCTAGGACTCTAACGGCTGGTAAGAAATAAGCTGGATCTGAGATTGCAATTTTAGTTACTGTTGTAGTTGGGATTGCTGTATGTATAAACCCATAATCACTTTCAACAGCATTAAATACTAACCATGATGTTACAGCCGTAGCTAAAGCTGGGCCATATAGAATTTCATCACCGTCAGTTAAAGTACCGTTTTGGAATGCAGTATATAAGCTAGATCCGTAAGAACCTATAACTCCAGCAACACCAGCACCACCAGTATATTGAATTTCATCAGCAATAAAGTCAAAATCAGTTTCATCAATATAAGTATAACTCGCAGAGCCGCCCGTTGGGAAGTCCGCTATGACAATACCACCTTCATCAGATAATAATACAGTTATAGTATTACCATTAATTTGTACAGAAGTTACTGGTACATAATTAACCGTTACTGCACCTAATATATATGAACCTACTACAGTTGCAGAATTTGCAGTCATAGTGCTAAACGCAGTCCATATAGCATCTTTAGTAGCATTTGCATTAGCTACTTGTATTTGAACACCACCTCCGCTTGGGTTAGTAACAGTAATTGTACTTGTGACATTCACCACAGTAGTACCAGCAGTTGCTTCTGCTGTATAATCTAAATCAGAAACAATTGGTCCACTGTATGATAAGAAGTTAATATCAGTCTGAGAACCATTTTCTTGTACATGCTCAATATTATGCCCAACTAAATCAATTCCGCCAGGTACACCATCAATAAGGAAATCCCCACTAAATAAATTTTCATTTACTGTAACAAATAATCCAGTAGATGCAGTATCAGCATTAACAAGTTTTTCAACAAAAAGGTTATTGCCTAATAGGTCTACAAAATCTGGAAGTAGGCATGCAGTATAAGTTGCTTGTAAAGCAACCTCTCCTTCATTAAGGAACTGAGCCAGATAAGTATCAGTAGAGTCACTTGGTAATATCCTTCTTTTTAATCCTTGTGTTGGATCAAAGTATTGCTGAAAGGTTGGATCTGCTGCAAATCTTGAATAAGGTGTTGTAGTACTAAAGTCTCCACCAAAGTTACCACCAATTACAAAGATATCTACAAAGAAGTCAGATATTAAACTATCTTTATTTAAATAACCAGGTACATTTGCAGAACCATACCATTCTTCTACTGTTACTTGGTATTGTAAAACATTTGTTGCCGCAGATTTTTTAGCTATTACTGATATAGGAGTTTGACCTAAATTAGTTACATCTAATAAATCAGAAATACCCGTTGGAGTTAATTTTGTTTGATCTGCCCCAACATTAGTTAAAAAGTCTGGAGTTGATGGGAACCAAAATTTGTCTCGGTTATACATCGATTGTAATGCAAAATCAGCACCTTCATTAGCTTGTGCTGGCCACGGAGTAGCTGCTGTACCAAATCTAATAGCATTTACTTTATCACTTGCAGTCAACGTAAGTAAGTTTAATGCAAGAATTGGCCCTCTTTCTAATGCTGCCAAACAGCTTCTATGGAAAAAAGAATCTTTTCTTTCTAAGTTTCTATCAATATCACCGTACACTTGCTTAAAGAAAGCAGTATCGGGAATGAAGACGGGGGTATTGAACGGACCTCTCTTTGAAAACCCGACTACTAATCGTGTTTGGTTCGCGGGGATACTAACTACTTGACTCTTGTCAAATTCGAAACGATATGTACCTGCAGCTTTAAGAGAAGCGATTTTTGGATCTAGTGCCATCTTGTAATATATTTTTTTTGTTTATTAGTTTTTTTATATATCTACCAAGTAACTACTTTTTATATTAAGTCATAGATATCAAAATTAAGATTTCCACCTTTTGAATCTTTTTCTAATATTTCATCAATCTTTGAATGTATGCCAACACTGGCCTCATCATATATCTCTTCCACAAAATCTGAGAAGTCTAAAGTAGTGAAGAACTCCGAGCTATTTATGCAAGTCATAATTAAATCATCATTACCTAATTGTCCTGCATATGACCCATTAGGAAGCTTTCCAAAAGTAGAGGATTCTTTCACAGTGTCTTTATCAAATATTTGAATTTTGTTTTGAGAAACGTATTTTTTGAAATTTTGGCAAAAGATCGGTTTATTATCTTTCTTTACCTTAAGACCAAACTGCTTTGTCTTAGCATCAACACGGTGTTTAAATTTAACAACCGACTCTTCATCGAATTGATTTCTCTGTGGAAAGACTGTTTCCATTCTTTTTATTAATTCTCCACCAAACATGTTCCATTCAATTATTAGTTTTACATTCTCTGAAAAGAATAAATCAAATGCTAAAATATACAATGTTTTTGCAAATTCTTCAATCGTATGAGAATTGCTTCGGAACCGCCCTACCTGACTTATGCCAAAGAAATCCACGAAACTACCTGGGGTGGTGACGGTTTTCCAGTCTACTTCTTCCAACATTTTTATTTGAAACATATTAATCACAGAATAATCACCACCTACACCCTCTGCAATATCTACTGAAAATACCCAATAGTTAGTATCTTCTTCTATTTCATCTAAATTAAAGTCTGGGTGCCATAACAAACCTGAATAATCAATCTCTGCATCTTCAAACTCTGGAACTTCAATATGCTGAAATTCTATTTGATTCATTGTAAGCTTTTTTAAACTACCTGCACTTAATAACAATGAAGAACTAGCTATAAATTGGTTTCCGTACTGTCTGTTAAAAGCTTCATCACTACCTAAGTTAGCAACTTCTTGTCTCATCCATGCATCATCTCTCCCTGGAACATCCCACCAGTCTACTCTGAATGGTACATATTCGCTCAACCCTTTATCAGCAGCTGTATAAATGTCATAGAATTTATTAAAACCATTAGGGGTACTTGTAATGATTACTTTAGAATTTGCAGATGCTGATACTGTAGGATATACATTTTCATAAAAAGTGTTTACAAAGTTTGCAGGAATATGCGCAAACTCATCCATAAACAATAAATGAATAGTAAAACCAATAGCTGCCTTCTTAGTAGTAGTCTGACCTATAATCCTACAACCGTTATCAAACTTGGAATTAAACACATCCCATTTAAGAGTACCGGGCTTGATAAAGAAAGGTAAATGTTCTAATATAGTTTTACCTTTATCAATGATTTCTCTTGTTGTAGCACCCTTATTTGAAAGTATTAAAGAATTTTTATCAAAATTAAATACTGAATACCATGCAATAAAGATAGAAGAACATATTGTTTTACCTACTTGTCTACTTGCAAGACATATATTAAATCGCTCGGCTTGGAATTGCCTTAACATATCTTCTTGATAGGGTCTAAGAAAAATCGTCTGTAACCCTTCGTCAGTCATCACAGTGCAATACGTGTTTGCAAAATATACAATGTCAGTTGCACACTTTTTAATTTCCCTTATCTCTTCAGGTGTATAATTAAATACAA